CCTGAAACGTAGGAGTTCGTCCTTTAAATGTTCTCGATTTGCTATTATTGGAAATTGGCATCTTGGAATTGGAAGAGTTCATTAATTGAGAATTAACGGCCTCCAACATCGTATTTGCCTTTTCCCTATAAAAGCGTCTTTTGGCCTCTAGCTTAACTGTAGGTATCTTACCTAAAGCAATGTCTCCACGACAGACAACTCCAGCATAGCGACCTTCTTCCCTCACGACAGAAGTGGCTCCCATCTCAGGAACTTCATCAGGAGTAACAAATTCCCATCCTTGCTGTTGCTTCTTACCAATCTCTTGGTAATCATCTTGACCATTAAGAAGGATACGCAGCCAGCCTAATGACATGTCCTGCTGCTTAAATCTTTCTTCAACTCCACGGGGTATATGAGTTGCGTCTGGTTCTTCAAAGACGTATTCTGTTTCTTCTCTGGTTTCCTTTTCCCTTGACTGAGAATTACGTGATTCTTCAATACGTGTCATAATTTCACCTCCACGTTACGTTTTAATTGCTGTGTACTCACCATCGGCATTCTCTACCTTTAGCTTTTCAGCAGCATATTGTTCAAGTGGTATGCCCCAATTCTGAGCAAGCCGTACATCTTCTTTCGTCAGCTTTACTTTACCGGGACTTGGAGTGGAACGTGACGCTCCAGCTACTACTTGAGCAGGTTTAGACGGTTGTTCCTGCACCGAACTTTGATCGACAGGATTGTTAAATTTTTGCGGAAATGCTTCCTTAATCCTGTTGTCAATTTCATTATAAAACTCTGGATCACTTGGATTAAATCCTTCTTCTTTTAACTCAGCATCTAATGCAAGAGCAGCGGCAGTCATTACTCTATCTTGACCGAACCAGTTATTCTCTGGTTTTTGTGACCATTCAACAGCTTGAGGATCTGCTTGTGGTGCTTGTGCAGGAGGTTGTGCCTGTTGTTGTGGCAACTCCTGAATAGGCTCTTGTTCAAATTTTGCTTTTGTTACTCCAATATTTTTTAAATCAGTCTGTGCTTCATTTAAAAATTCTTGGGCTTTTAATATCTTTGTTGAATCTCCTTCTTCATGTGCAGATTTATAAGCAGCTCTGGCTAATTCAAGTTTATCAGTAATTTGCTTTTCATTTGCATCTATATTTAATTTACCAATATTTGTAAATTCTTTTTCCTGTGTTGATATCTTACCAGTTAATTCTTCATTTTTTCTTATAAGATCTGTTATCTTCTCATCACGATCTTTTCTTTGCTTAATTAATTGGCGTATTCTTTTCTGAGCACCTTTGGTTTCGATACCTTCCAGTTCTGTAGGAGCTTCTTCTTTTGGTTCTTTTACTTCAGGAGAAGGTTCAGGCTCTGCCTTGACCTCTTCCTCTATCTCAAACTCTACCTTATTTTCTTCATTCTCAGAAGTAGGTGTTTCCACTTCCTTCCATTCTTCTTTATCAATCATTTCAGTTCCTTTCGTTGCTTACGAGGCATACGTATTTACGGTGATACTTCATTATACTATAAAACAATCTTAGATGCAACCGTTAAGAAGACCCACTCATTAAATTAAATGTAGGATCAAGATCTCTTGGATGCTCTACTCTACAAATAACCTGATCATCAAATAGTAAGATCAGTCTGACAGATTTATAGTATAACTTTTGACCAGCATGTTTGGCATAGCAAACAAAGTCTCCTGCTCTACACCACTGCCCATTTGGAAATTTTACCTCATCTTGGTAGGCTAATTCACCTATGGACAAAACCTTTCCTACTGTAGTAAGATAGGCCATATCGTCTTTGGTTGAATCAGGAAGTACGATACCTCCCTTTGTTACACCTTTTACACTTACTGGTCGTACCAGAATATGATATCCCGGTAGTTCTGGTAGAGGACTTGGATCTTTAATCTCGTCCTCTGTAATCCACATATCATTTTTGATAGCGTTACCTAAATGTACCTGTTGCATTTACTCCTCTTCGTCATACATGCGACGTTTTAAAATTGTTGTAAAAATTTCTCTGGACCATTCAATTCCTTGAATATGTCCTACTAGTTGACGGTAATGAGAATAACTTTCAGCATTACCACCTGATACAATATTTTTTAATCTAATTAATTCTTCATTATAATCCTTTATTACTTCATCCCAGATTTCCATTAATTTAGAACCGCTGCTAAAATGATAAGTCCTAAAACTGAAAATGCAATACAGAATGGAGCATCAATATGATTAGATAATTTCATTAAAATTTTCATAGCTCTCCACATGCATAACAATTAATTTCGAGTCCTACTGCAATTTCACGTACAATTGGTGTTGACCACATAATTAATATTCTCCTTATTTAGTTGGTTTGGGATATTTCCATGAAAAATCTGAACGCTCGTTTAAAACACCCTTACGTGCTCTTAAACCAGATCCACCATCATCAATGGAACGATTGGTAAAATTACCATACAGATCTTTAACTTTACCAGAAACATGTTCTGGATAACCGTTGGTGATACCACGATCATCGTTTCTTACATGAGTGGGATATCCATCGGTCTTTCCTTTTTCATCGTTGGGGTAATGTACTCCTCCATACTTAGGCATTATCTTTCTCCTCTTTTTTGGGTTTCTTCTTTAATAGAATCACTTACAAGTTCAGCCAGTTTAAGCTGTTTATCTTTATCAATATTGGAAGCTTTTTCCAAAGCTCTTACTCTGATAGTTTCATAATCTAAATTAAGTTTTTCCTCATCTAAAGCTGCTTTAATCAACTGCTCCATCTTTGTTACATCTTCTTTCGATCCTAATTTATTTTCTTCCAATGTAAGCTTAGTTAGCAATTCCAATGTCTTCATTGTTTCTTTACTAGCTCTATCAAGATCAGCTTTCTCTTGTCTAAATGAAGCAGATTGTCCAGCTTCCATTGCTTCCTTAGTTAGCTTTGCTTCTTCCAGTTGAAGTTTCTGTGCATCCAATGCAGCTTCTGCCGCATTTTGTGCAGCATCTAATTGTAGTTTTTGCTGTTCAAGTTCAACTTTCTTTTGTTCCAGTGTAACTAATTGTTGTTCAGGAGACTGTACTTGTCCCATAGCCTGATTTGCATTTAATACCTGTTGTGCGGCAAAGACCATTACCCCTTCCATAATTTCTGGAGTTTGTTCTGGCATCTGTTCCAGTGCAGCCTTGGCTACTCCATTTACCTGTTCCTGATATTTATGAACCATATGCTCCTGAATGTTAGCTTCCAATACAGGTTTAATACGTTGCATGGCAGGATTCTTACCATTCATCGGATCTTGTAAATAAGCTCCCTTTACCTGTGCATGAGCATCATGATTCTGACCGGGGAAGGCAGCAATAGGTATACCTTTCGTTGCGGCCATAATATCTGATATTGGATCAAGAGGTTTAGGTTTTCTCTTGGGTGGTAATATTTCTTCCATGTTCGGCATGTTGGCAGCATTTAATATTGTTCTGTTTAACTCTTCTAAATTGAACATGCCGGGAGGAGATTGCTGTGCCATCTGCATAGCCATTTGTGCAATCATAAGGCGGTGAGCATTGGATGGAATATTTGGATCGCTGACGGGGATCACGTCCACTCTTCCATCAAAATCGGATTTAAATATATTCCGACTTTCATACGGCACATCATAGGGATATTCGCTTGGTAGATAATCGAAATCGATTCTAGCCAAGATCCTAAATTCATCTCTCTGTGCTTTATGCAATCGCTTGTGGATTGCCGAGAAGAATTTACTGGATGCTTCCAGTAGTGCCATCGTTGTACCTACAGGTCCATATGAAGATGCTTCCGATACAATTTGTTCTGTACTATCGGCAAACTTCTGACCGGCTGCTGTAACAAATCCGAGCATTTGGAACAGTGTCGAGGAAGGCTCTTTGTAGGGGAGAGGAATGATAGCCTTCGCCAAGTCAATACCTGTAGCTTCAACTTCTTTAAACTCACCGGGACTGATAGGATCATTGTCACCAACCATCCTGACACCCTTGGCCTTAAATCCTCCCGGCAGGTTCGCAAATTGACCTGCATCAATGAGGCTTCTCATTGCTGCTGTTGCACTCATGGTTAGATTACCAAGGAAGTGCATCAGGCCAAAACCGTAGAAACCAAATCCCGGTACGAATCTATAGTGGACAAAGTGACTTATCTTTTCCTTGTTCGTGTCATCAGATTTATAGTTCCTACGAATACATAAAACTTTTCGTGATTGCTCTTCCACTGTTACAATATAAGGAAGAGCTATTCCTTCTTCTGAATTAGGTTCATCTAATTCAAGATAACAATGTTGTTCCAGTAAAACATATTGTGGATCTGTATCCTGTGTTGGAGAGAAACCCAGTATCGTATCCATCTTAGATGCAAATGCTGTAGGTTGTGGATCTGTAGCTTGTGGTAAGTCTGTATCAGAATATATACCTGAACGAATATCTTTTGCCAAATCAATAGGACTGCGATAGATTACATGAGTATATCTATCTGCCTTTGACAGATTACTGGAATAGTAAGATACGTAGAATTGATCAATGGGAACAAATTCTGATACGGGTCGTTTTAAATTTGCATCGTAATATACTTTTTTAAATGCAGAACCAATGAGTGGTAAATGGAATAGCATCTTTTCAAATTCGTCAAAGTACTCTGGCATCTGCTCCGTGAGCTGATAGTTCATAAAGTTCTTGACACGATTGGCTTGTCTTTCTCTTTGTGGATCAGACTTGCCAAGTATCTGAGTCTTGATTGGTCCTGCTGATGGAAAGAGTTCTTGTGATGCTTTACTCTGAAACTTGACTGCTGATTCTACCAGTAGTGGGTGAACGGCTGTACATGCTCCTTCAAATGGTTCAGATGTTTCCTGTATCTTCAGACCAAGTAAGTCGAAACCACGCTCAAACATAGATTCCCATTCCTGTCGGGAATTTTTATCTGACTCATAATTATTATAAACATCACTTGCTATTTCCTCTAGTGTACTGTCATCCAAGTCATCAGCAAGATTCGCATACCATTCCCTTACAGGATCTTCTGGTTCCATTACTACTGCACTGGAAAAGTCAACTGTTACTCCACCATCAGGTTCCAGTTCAAATGTAGCTTCCTGTTCCTCTGCCATAGGCACTGGATTCATAGGAACAACATTCGATACTTCCTGTGGTATTTGTTCAAATGGATTTCGTTCTGTTGCCATATTTAATTTCCCGTCTTATATATTCCTTGGATTATAATCATGATAATTTCTATATACTCTACCTGTTCCTAAAGGATCTGGAGGAACTCTATCAGCATCAACTCCTGCTGGTCTGCTACGTAAGAGTGCGGCAGCAAGTGCTACAAATGGCAATCGTTTTCCAACTGCTGGTAACATACGTGCTAGATTTGATAGTCCTCTCCCTTGTTCTGGTGGTTGCTCCATTGTAGCTCTTGGTGCTGCTATCTTTGGTTGTGCTGGTTTTGGAGGAGGTAATTTTTTAGTAGCTAAATGTTGTAAACCACGTTTAAGTACTTCTCCTCCAGCCGTTGTAGCTAAACTTTTTACAATCTCTTCACCTTTATCTTTTTTCTGTTTTTGGTGATCAGGAGCACCTAAAATAAATTTATCAAAATCTTCCATTTCTTTTTCTATAGTTTTTTGATATTCAAGAGGTAATGGGCCATGCCGAGGAGTTTCAATTCCTTTTATATCTAATTGTATTTGTTTCTCTTTTTGTTTTGCATCTTTAATTATCGTTGGAAACTGATCAATAATTATTTCATTAGGTCTAGTTTCAAATGCTGCTTTATAAAATTCATCACGTTCTTCTTTTCTTTCTGGTCTAGCAAGATCTTCTTCAAGACTTATTACTTTACCTTTTTCGTAGTATTCGTCGTGGTCCTGAATCATAGAAGGATTTTCTAATGCTCTTTCATACCATTCCATTTGATCTTGTACATCATCAACTAAAAGAGCAAAATCATATGCAGAAGGAGAATTTTTATTATGTAGTATTCTATCGGTAACATCAGTTCCTACTTTATCATCTAAAACATCTTCTAGTATATCTAATACTTCATAATATTGAGTACTTAATTCAAATATATTATCTGACCATTCTCTAGCTTTATTTAATATGTCAATTGGATCTTGTACTACTGGACCTTCTTCAGTATGCTTAATAGTCCCCTTCAGTGTTCCATCTATAATTTTTTTTTCTAGTGTATTTACTATACCATCAATCTCTTCTGCTATACTTTCATGTCGAAGCAATTCAATTTGATTAGTATCTTTTGAAAGGGGTATATTAGGCTTATAATCTTTAAAAGGAAATAATTCCAGCATGGTTAGATTACCAGTGCTCTCCTTTTCACCTAGCTCACCGGGATTATAATTCCATCCAATAGGAGGATTAAATAATACCTTCTCTAATTTAGAATTTGCCCTAGCTAATTCTTTTATCATATATGCCACTGAGTAT